TGAATATCGTAAAAACTCTATGAAGCCTAAAACTGGTCATTTAATTCAGTTACTTATTTATATGAAAATTCTTGGAAAGAAAAAGGGTGTTCTAATTTATGAAAATAAAAATAACCATGAACTTCTTGTTCTTCCAGTAGAAGTAGATGATAACTATAGACAATGGATTGAAAATGCTTTTCAATGGATGCGTGATGTTCGTAAGGCTTGGGTAGATCGTACACTGCCAACAAAAAATTATCGCTCAAACTCAAAGGTCTGTAAAACATGTCCTATTCAACAGGCATGTGCAGATGCAGGAACTGGAGTGATTAAACTTAAGTCCCTGGAGGGGTTAAGTGAAACTATGTGAACGATGCGATAATCACTTTGAACCCAAAGTAAGTTATCAAATTTATTGTGGAGAAGATTGTAGAGATGAAGCCACAAAAGAAAAGATAGCAGAAAGATATCAAATAACTCGCAGACAAAGAAGAATTGGAAAAAAAAGATTATGCCTTGGTGGTTGTGGGGAACAACTATCAATATATAATGACTCTGGTTTTTGTTCTAATTGCAATGTAAGCAAAAAAGAAGTAGACAAAATGTTAAAACAATTAAAGGGAATTGTTGACTATGAGCAAAACTGGTAATCCACAAAAAATATGTGCTATTGATGCTAGCACTAATAGTCTTGCTTATGCACTTTTTGTTGATAAAGATTTAACACAGTTTGGAAAAATTAATTTTCAAGGCAGAGATATTTATGAAAAAGTTGGTGATGCAGCAAGAAAAACATTAGCATATTTTGATGCTGTAATAGAAACAGATGCTATTGTTATTGAACATACAGTATTTATGAATAGTCCAAAAACTGCTGCTGATCTTGCACTGGTTCAGGGGGCGCTACTTGGGGCTGCTGCAATGTATGGCATTAGAACTATTGGAAAGGTTTCTCCAATTACCTGGCAGAATTATCTTGGTAATAAAAAATTAACTAAAGAAGAACAATTGTTGCTTAGATCAAAAAATCCTGGAAAATCAGATTCTTGGTACAAAGCATATGAAAGGCAGTTTAGAAAAGAAAGGACAATAAAACTAATTGAAATCAACTATAATAAAACTATTAACGATAATGACGTTGCTGATGCTTGTGGCATCGGTCACTGGGCTATTAATAACTGGGATAAAGCAGTAGGATATAATGAATAGAAATAATTTTGTTTTTAAAGAAGAAGACAATGAAGTTTCTTTAACTGTAAAAACACTATGTCCAGAAAAATGGTTATTAATAGATCGTGAAACTGGACAAGTTTATCAAGGAAATCCAGGCGGATTTTGGGATAGGCTTGATACAGTAAAAAGGAGAATAAAATAATGCCAGAGTTAAATGCAAATATTCCACCAATTGAATGCTATGTTCGTGGTAATTTTTTAAGAGACCAAGAAGATAGTCATGATAAATATTTTCCATGTGTAATCTTTGGCGTATCAAGTATTAAAAGTAGAAGCCCATTGTTTCATTTTTTAATGGAAGACGGTGGTATTTGGTGGAGAATGCCAATTAATGCATTTTGTACTAAGCCAGGCGTTCCAGAAGAACCAATCTATAATCTTGTTTTATGGAATTCTTTTAGTCCATATATAGCAGTTACAAAGTTTGAAAATTTAAGCAATATGAGAATGTCATATATAGATAGAAATAAAAATAATATTGGAGGAAAATATTTATTTACTTTAGATTGGCACAACCCAGAAAGTAATATTTTAGATGATGGATATTCAGAAAATCCAGGGCAACATAAATGTGGTCATGTTATTCAAAGAGATGATGGAAATTTTGCTATACAGCCTAATAATCGCATTAGATTAAAAGAACCATCTTTTGTTACAAAAAAAGATCTAGTTATACAAAGACTCATTAATACAAACAAGTGGGATGTTGAAAGTTATGATAAATGGGTTTTAGAAGACTCAAATGCCTATGACTATGATATTTCTGATATAGAGGTTGACAAATAATACTATGGCTGCTAAACTATATACATCAGAGATTTTTATGCGTAAGCGTTATGTTATGGATAAAAAAACTCCAGAAGAAATTGCAAAGGAGTGTGGATGCACAGTGGAGACTGTTTATGTTTACCTTGCAAAATTTGGTTTAAGAAAGTCTAAACGATGAAACTTCAACCAGTGTATGAAGATGTTAAAGATTTTAGTTGTCAAGATTTATACTTAAAATCAGTTGGCGCTCCATCTGGACCTAGCATATGGACAACATGTCATTCTATTGCACACATGCTTATTGAAAAAAATATTGCTTATGGAGATTCAGCCTTGGATCCAGTTAGAATTTTTAGCAAAGCAGACCCAGCAGAACAACTTAGAGTTAGAATTGATGACAAGTTGAGTAGATTAATGAAAGGTACTGAATATGTTGGAGACAACGATATTGATGACCTTATTGGATATTTGGTTTTGCTTAAAATAGCAAAGGAAAAAAATGTCAACTGAAAAAGATTTAGTAGACCACCTAGACCAAGTTAATACCGTTGTAACTGAATACCTAAAAGGTAATGATCCAACAGTTATTTCTAAAGAACTTGATATTCCTCGTACTCGTGTTGTTCAACTAATTAATGAGTGGAAGGTTATGGCATCAGCAAATGATGCAATCCGTGCTCGTGCCAAAGAGGCACTCGTAGGTGCAGATACACATTACACAAAACTTATTACAAAAGCCTATGAGGTTATTGATGAATCAAGTTTAACAAGTAACCTAAGTGCAAAAACAGCAGGTATCAAACTTGTTATGGATATTGAGTCTAAAAGAATTGATATGTTGCAAAAGGCTGGTCTGCTTGAAAATAAAGAACTTGCAGAAGAGATGGTTGAAATTGAACGCAGACAAGAAGTTCTTGTTGGAATCCTTAGAGACATTGCATCATCACATCCAGAAGTTCGTGACATTATTATGCAAAGGCTTTCAGCAATTGCAAAAGAAGGCGAAGTGATTACAGTTGTCCACGATGTTCAATGATTTTTTTGAAGTTCTTAAAGAAAATCATTTTATTGAAAAACCAGTAGATGCTAAGACATTTGTTGAGTCTCCAGATTACCTAGGACAGCCAAAACTTTCTGATATCCAATACGACATTGTTGAGGCAATGAGTCAGATTTATCGTAAAGAAGATCTGGTAGAAATTATGGGAGAATCGGAAGGTTCTGCTTATTTTTCAAAGTATACAAAAAATGAAATTATTCTTCAACTTGGCAAGGGTAGCGGAAAAGATTTTGTATCTACAGTAGCCTGTGCATATGTAGTATATAAACTTTTATGCCTTAAAGATCCAGCATCCTACTATGGAAAACCATCTGGAGATGCTATAGATATTATTAACGTAGCGATTAACGCACAACAAGCCAAGAACGTATTTTTTAAAGGTTTTAAAACTAAGATTGAAAAATCACCATGGTTTGCTGGAAAGTATAATCCCAAAGCAGATTCAATTGAGTTTGATAAAGCAATTACCGTTTACTCTGGACACTCAGAAAGAGAATCACATGAAGGTTTAAACCTATTCCTTGCAGTGCTTGATGAAATTTCTGGTTTTGCATCTGAGGTTGGAACTGGTAATGAACAAGGTAAGACTGCTGACAATATTTATAAAGCATTTCGTGGTACTGTAGATTCTCGTTTTCCAGATTTAGGTAAGGTAGTTCTTCTTTCATTCCCTCGTTATCAAGGTGACTTTATTTCACAAAGATATGATGCAGTTGTTGCTGAGAAAGAAACAGTAGAACGTAGACATAAATTTATTATTAATGAAGAATTGCCAGAAGGACCAGATAATGAATTTGAAATTACCTGGGAAGAAGATCATATTCTTTCTTATAAAATTCCAAAAGTGTTAGCACTTAAGCGTCCAACATGGGAAGTAAATCCAACACGCAAAATTGATGATTTTAAAATTGCGTTTTTAACAGATCTTGGTGATGCGATGATGCGTTTCTTATGCACACCAACCTACTCATCAGATGCATTTTTTAAACAAAAAGATAAATTAATAAAATGTATGACTCTAACAAACCCTGTTGACACATTTAGAAGATTCTCAGAAAACTTTAAACCAGATCCAGATAAAACATATTATATACACGCTGACCTTGCACAAAAACACGATAAGTGTGCGGTAGCAATTGCACACGTAGACAAGTGGGTAAACATTCAAGTAATTAAAGATTATGAACAAGTAGCCCCAATCGTAATAGTAGATGCAGTTGCATGGTGGGAACCAAAGTCAGAAGGTCCAGTAAATCTATCTGAAGTAAAGCAATGGATTATTAATCTACGTAGACAAGGTTTTAATATTGGCATTGTGTCTTTTGACCGTTGGCAATCATTTGATATTCAAAATGAATTAAAAGCAGTAGGAATAAGAACTGATACTGTTTCTGTTGCTAAAAAACATTATGAAGATCTTGCAATGATGATTTATGAAGAACGTGTTGCAATCCCTATGATTCCATTACTGCTAGAAGAAATGTCAGAATTAAAAATAATGAAGGGTAATCGTGTTGATCACCCTAGAAAAAAGTCTAAAGACTTAGCAGACGCTGTATGCGGTGCAGTCTTTGGTGCCATTTCTCATACCCCAAAGGATACTAATCTTGAGATTGATATTCACACCTGGTCATCTGCTACAAGACTTGCAGAGAAACAGAGGGCTATGGTAGAATTGGATAACAAGGAAATGCCTGAAGATGTTAGGGATTTTCTTGATAGATTAAACATAATATAAACTAAACAAGGAGAAAGATGAATTCATTTAAGAAGATCGCACTTGTTACGGCTGCAGCAGTAGCAAGCACATTCTTTGTTGCAGTTCCACAGGCTCAAGCAGCAGTAACTAACGGATATGTATTATCCGATTCGTTGGCTGCAGGTGCTCGTGGTGTAACAGTATTGGCAGACACAACCAAGGCAGAGGCTGGAGTTAATGCAGTTGTTGCACTAACAACATCTGAAGATCTTGCTGCAACAGCAGCAGATAATGTTTCGCTAGAAATTTCTGGTCCTGCAACATTTACTGACTATACAGCAGCAAGTTCAAACCCTACAGGGGTTACACTTACCAATCTAGGTAAACTATTTACATTTACAGCAACAACTTCAACAGCAGTAAACTTACCAACAAATGTTAAGTTAACTATTAATGGAGCAGGAACTGTAACTGTTACTCAAAAGAAGAAGGTTGGATCAACCACTTCAACAATTGATATCAAGACAATTTATGCTGGAACTGTTGCAAAGACAAATGTTTTGTCTGTAGCAAACAGTTTTGGACGTGTTCAAGATACTTCAACAGCAGGAACTCTTGCTTCTAACGCAGACGTTGCTGGATCAACAACAGTTGTTAATGGTGGAACAGGATATGTAAACGTTCTTGCAAAAGACGCATATGACTCTACACTTTCAACAAATGGTGTTTTACAAGCATCTGCTACAGGTGGAGCAATTGTTGCATGGGACGGTGCTCCAAGCACTGAAATTTCATTTGCTGCTAAGACTGGTGTTGGTGGAGTTCTCCACGTAAAGCAGGGTACTGCTAATGCAAACAAGCCAGTAGCAACAACAATTACAGTTTCATTCAATGGAACAGTATTAACAACTAAGTCAATTACATTTACTGGACAGGCTGCATCTATTGTAGTATCTGGTGAAGATATTGCACAGGCTGGTGGAGCACGTACAGGAACCTATGACTTTGTAGTCAAGGATGCTGCTGGTAATCAATTGGCTGGAGTTACTCCAACTGCTGATACCACAAAGTACAATGCACAGGTAACTGCTGTTTCTGTTGCTGGAGCATCATCTGCTACAGCAGTGCAAACTGGTGGTTGGACATGCGCTGCTACATCAGGTTCAACAAAAGTACGTATTCAACATACACTTTCAGATCTAACAGTAATCTACTCAAATGAGTTTGATGCACGTTGTGGTCAAGGTGTTAATAAGTACACAGCAGCCTTTGATAAGGCTTCATACCTACCAGGTGAAATTGCAAAATTAACTGTATCTGCAACTGATATTTCAGGTGCTAAGGTACATGATGCAGCAACACTTGGAACTGGAGTAGCAATTTCTGCTGGTGGAATGACACTAGTTGGAACAGCAACTTCAACAGATACATTTGCAAATGGATCAAAAACTTATCAATTTACAGTTGGTAACAACACTGGTTCATTTAATGCAGTAGTTGATCTACCTGCATATGTAGCAACAGATTCTGCTAAGGTAGTTTCTTATAAGATTGCTCCAAGTTCAGCAGAAGTTTCTAATGCTGAAATCTTGAAATCAATCGTTGCACTTATTGCAACAATTAACAAGCAAATCCAAGCACTACAGAAGTTGCTTCTAAAGAAGTAAATTCTTAATAAATTAGGGGGCAGATTAATTTCTGCCCTCTTTTTTATTACACTTTTGTTGTTTAATTAAATAAAAAATGATATAATTAACCATATAATTAAACATAGGAGTTAGCCCCCAAATTGAATAACCTAAAGCGCAAACTATTAATAGGCTTTGGGGTTGGGCTATGTGTAACAGTTTTTGGAATTATGGCTCCAGATCATGCTGGCGCTACAGAAAATCAAGAACAAGTTGTTGTTAGCCCTGCTCAACAAGCAGTTAACTCTGCCCTTGCTACTGCTACAACAGAGGTTCAACAGGCCACTACAGCCACAAACAATGCCATAACAGAGATAACACAAGCACAAACAGAATATTCTCAAGCCCAAGGTATCACTGCGGAGGTAGCATCAAAAATATCTTTGGCTAATGCAGAAATAAATAATGTTCAAACCGCTATTAATACTATTAGCAATGTTGATTTATCTGTTACATCAATAGATCAAAGTTCTCAGGTGGTTCAAGATGCAAAGGCTACAGTAACTGTTGCAACAACCGCTATAAATAACATAGGAACACAAATAACAGAGGCTCAGACAGCAATATCTGAAGCAGTTGCTGCAAAAACAGAAGCATCTACAGCACAGGCAACTGCTCAAACAGAATTAACTCAAGCAAACCTTGCTATTGATGCTGCTCAAACTGCAGTAAACAACTTACAAGCAACAATTGGAACAACTACAAATGTTTTGGCTGGAGTAGATGACGCTGGAGTAAGAATGAGTTTACCTTTTGGAATGCAAATGGGCGGAACAGTTTATAATGATGTTTATGTAGGATCAAATGCAACAATAACATTTGGTGTAGATCAAGGGTGGGTTTATTATCAAACTCCAGATGCCCCATCAGTTTCTATTGCTGGATGGGACTGGACAACCTGGAGCACAGGAACTGGAATTACATATTCAACTACTGGAACAAGTCTGGACATTGCTTGGGACTTAAGGCCTTATCCACAACAAGATGCTTCTACTCAAATGGTTCAAATAAGATTTAACGCTGATGTTAATCCAAATGATGGAGCATGGATGGCAAACGTAACTGCAGTTGGACCAATACCAGGTGGAGCAAGATTTAATTACAGAGAAACAACAAATGGTGCTGTTACAGAAATTACTGATACAAATACTGGTACTGGATTTGCGGGACAAATAAGTCAAGGTACATCATTTACTCCATA